CTTTGGCAGTTCAGCACCGTTGGCTTAGGGCTATTCGTGGCTGGAGTCCTATGCACAGCCTTTACACCATTCAAGCGTTCAGGGGCTATTGTGATGGGCGGTGGTGCATTGGCAATGGCATCCTTATGGATTTTTGACAGCCAGTGGTTTGCTTGGATTATCGGCACAAGCCTTGCAGTTGTAGCAACAGGGCTTCTTGTTGTCTTCGTCAAGACGGTCAAGAATCGCAACAAAGACCACAGCATCAACAACAAAGCAGATGCAAGCGAGACCAAAGAGTAATCTCATTTCCAGAATTCGTCTGGGATGATGTCGATGAAGAGCGGTGCGTTCTCGCCCTGATAGACACTGATGAGGTTCACATTCATATATTCCTCAGCAGAATCAAAGTCCATCAGGTCTTGCTCCATCAGTTGAGAGATAATCTTCTCTGTAGAGTACACAGCCCTGTAGCCGTCAGGCCCATTTGCTACGCCATAAAAGGCGTGTGCAAGGTTGGTGGCGGGAATAATTTTCTCATCAAAGTCTAAAAGAAACTTGTTGAGTTTTTCGTTATTGTTATCGGTGGTCATAGGATTATTTAGAAATGATTCGGTAGTGAGGGATAGGTCGAGTGACCATACCAGCCTTCACTCGGTACATACGGACTTCAAGAAGATTATTTTTTAGTGCATTATTAATTTTCTTAGTAATGACTGGCTCAGAACGATTCAACATCTTCTGGATTTCTCTGCGTGTGTAGAATCCTTTTTCAGGAATCTGGATAGAGACATTCCCAAATAGTTTTTCCATAGCCTTGAGGTCTTTAGGTGTCATAGTCCTTTGATAGAATAAATGAATTCTTTTCCAACACGGTGGGCTTGCCAGACTTTCCAGTCGTTACCTTGGGTGAACCCATAAGTCCAGCCTGACCCCCACTTACTGGTGGCTAATCGATTCTTAGCGTAGTCAGGAGATTTTTCGCATAGGCATCCACCAGAGAAACCAACAGCACCCATATGCTTTTTAGCGTTAACCTGTTGAATAGAGTGCAAGTGACCCATAATGAGAGCACCCTGAGGCTCGGCGTAATGGATTGCGTGTTCCTCTACGGCACGAACGCCGCAGGTATATCCGTGTACGAAGGCAACCTTGCCAAGCCTGTGTACGCCTTCCTCAGCGTGGTAATCGTAAATCTTTTTGCACCCATTTTTCTTGAGGTGACTGCGGATGTCGCTCTTGAGGTCGTGGCAGTAGTCCACCATCATACCGCTGGTAGAGCCGTTGATGATTTGGTCTAACCTATCATCGTGGTTTCCGTTTAAAAATACCGTGGGTTGGATGCGGCTGATGAATTCTTTGCCAGCCTTTACATCGGAGACCAGCGACTCGTCTTCCTCTTTGCGTCCAGCATTTCTTCGGATAGAACGGAAGTCAAAATTATCTCCTAGATGAATAATCTCTAGGTTGTCATTGCCTTTGCCGAACCACTTCAAGAACTTGTAGAAATGCTTGGCGACTTCTGTGTCGATATGGTCACCGTGGTTATCTCCAACGGCTACGAACTTAATTAGTTTGCTCATTGTTGATATCGAAAGTGGGATTCTGAAGAACGCAGAACTGGTCAGTACGCATATGACGGATGACACCATCCTTCTCAAATACAATAGCAAAGATATCATTAGACCAAGTACCCCCATCCCGAACATACATCAGCCAGCCGTAGCCAATATCTGTCTTCACAGGGATAGGGTTTCTGAATTCGTGAATCATTTATCAAGTTCCTCGTCTAGTTTTTGGTCAAGATATTTGCAGTTATTCTTCAGCCGCTCGACCTCGGACTTGAGGTAGGCGTTCTCTTGCTGAAGTCCACCAATCTGATTGAGGTCGTGGATGCGTTCGTGCTTAAGACGCTGGTTCTCCTCAGCCAAAGCACGGCACTCGTTGCCTAGGTTCAAGACGCTTTTAGCAAGGCTAGTTCTGATTGAGTCATCAAAACTGTGTTCATAAAAGACTACGGATGGTTTGTCCATTTGTTCAGAGGTTTTGCAAACAATGCAGTCCAGCGTTTAACATTTTGTTCATTAAGTTCCGCTGATTTTTTATGTAATTTCTTATGATAAAATCTTGTCCAGCCTTCAAAGGTGTTTACAGGTTCTTTGCCTGTAGAATGAACTCCTTTAATCATAGAACGACTGTTAGTCATTGAACTTTGTATCCGATGTTTTCGATTTCTGAGTTAGCCAGTTCAAGGTATGTCTTAACCTTGCCCCACCTGTCTGTAGCAAAAACAAGCGTCTCCCATCCTAGGTCAGACTCGACTACATACTTGTGTCCCTTAAGCGGTGGGTCTAAGTGAAAGAGAGTAGCCTCTCCACGGAACTTGCCTAGGTTTTTATGAATAGCCCTAGTGTAATCAGGGATAGTAGCGGTCATAGAGACTTGGTTTGCACCCACGCTTTGATGGACTCGTTGTTTAATTGTCCGTGTACGAGGTTATCGCCAGCCTCTTGAAGTTCCTTAATCTTGCAACGAGCCTCAGCCAAATCGCTGAGAATTTTTGAAGGAGGAGGGCAGTTAAGCCGCTCAATAAGTTCCTTGGCATCCATAGCAAGAACCACAGCCGCCCCCTTGAGCGAGTTGCTCTTGAGGGTATAGGGCTGTCCGTTCGGCTGGAAGTTGTTAGACACTTCGATGATTTCTTGGGCTTTATCCACAGGGAGACTGATGTAGTTCAGTTTCTTGTTACGGTGTGCTAATGCGTGGCGTAGGTAAGAAAGCCCGTGGGACTTAATACTGTACGCCATTCTGATTGTCTACAGCCAGCAACTTGATGAGGTCTTGCTGGTTGTACCGCTTGTACTTACCTTCAACCGTAAAGTTGTAGTAGGTCTGGCGGTGAATCTTAGTCGGCTTCAGGAGACGAGCGATGTTACCATCCGAAAGGATGACATAGTTCGTTCCCTTGCCATAGTACTTATAGGTATTGGACATATGGGTTAGAGGTTAGAAAGGGATTTCGTCCGTGGTATCGGCGGCAGAGGCATCGCCTTCAAAGAGACGGATGGCTTCAGCCTTGAGTGCGAGGTCTTTAGGCGATACGACAGTCTGTTCGCCGAAGGGCTTAGGAGTCCAGACCTTGGCAAAGTAATAGAGGTCGCCGCACTTTACGCTACGGTCAGTTTCCTTCTTAGGGAGTTCAGCAAGGGGCGTACCCTTACGGTCACCGAAGGGAGCAACCATTGGGCCAGAAGCCTTAGCGGTGCTCTTACCAGCGTTGGGGTTCGGAACGAACTTCACTCCCTTGGCAGGGTTCTCAAGCGAGACAGAACTGCCGCTCTTTGTGACACGGTCAGACTCGCCATCGTCATCCTCAGTAGCCACGCCAGCAACCGAAGCCAGAGCGTAACGGCGAAGATAAGAGATGAGTGCTCCAGCGTCCTGTCCCTTAAGTCCCTTCTCTGCGGGGACGAGAGCATCAGCGGAGAGGTATGCACCACAAGCGTGGATGATGAGGGTACGCACACCAACTGATTCGCTGTCACCGATAGGCAACTGCACGATGGCGAGTCCGTAGGAAGCGGCGAGAGGTTTGAGGGCAAGCAGGTGAGCGGATAGGCTGGCATAGCGATTGCGGTGGAAGGGGTTGGTGGAGTCGGCGTGGATATCCTTACTGGCTTCAATGAAGGCCACTAGGGATTTGAACAAGACGGCTTGGGTTTCTGGTGTGTTTTGGCTCATAGGAGAATAGTGAGAGAAGAGAGAATCAAAGTGGTTCATATAGGAAGAGTGTTATACAGCCTGAATCTCGTCAACCATCTTTTCTAAAATACTTCTGACAAAGTCGGAACGAGTCATCGAGTATTTCTTGGACAGAGTATTCAGACGAGTGAGTGTCTTACTCTCGATTCGCAGAGTCAACATCATTTCTTTATTACGCTGACGAATTTTTAGTGAGGTCTTTTTCATATTGGTGAGGTCGGAGAAGAACAGAATGGTATTACTGATGCAAGACAAATGTTCTACAATTATGCACCAGCCCCGACCATACGGTAATAGTCCTTAAGGCGGCGAATCAGAGCCACGCCAGTCTCCTTGTCCCTACTGTCGAAGCGGTCAAGCAGGGTCGTGCCGTTGAAGTTCGTGCTGATGATGGTAGCCCTGCGAGCGGTGCTACGCTCATCGATGATGGCAAACAGGTCGGAGGCCATACGCTGGGTGAGACGCTCCTTGCCGAAGTCATCGAGGATAAGGAATGGAGTGTTAATAAGTTGGTCTAAGGC